CAGCCCTTAAAGGGAAAAGCCTGAAAGAGGCTTTTCTTAAATGACAGGTGGAGCGTGAGCTCCTTGCTGTCTAATCCAAGTCAGAAACGGTGGAAGTTCTGCTTTCATCGGCCAATGCCTTCCGATAGTCCATCACATCTAGGATGTGAAGTTCCGTCAGAAGCTTTTGGTCCGCTTGGATCGCATTAATGGTGACTGGAGCATTAATGTGAACGCCAAAACCGGGAGCGCGTAAAGATATGATTTTATCTCGGCGCTTGACGTAATGATTAGCAACCTGACTCAATGTGAGTAAGGGACGATCTTTAACGTCATCTGGTGACAGATAGTAACTGCATAAAGCCCAGCGCATTGCCTTGTTGATTATATAATCAAATAAGGGTACGCTGTACTTTGCATACTCTGGATTCACCAGACCAATCGGTTCTTCTTCTGTTAAAGTTGTGATCTCCCCATTAACGTCGCGTGCAATCTCTTGCATGCTGAGTCGTTGATGTGCTCTCTCAATCATCATCGAGAGAGTTTCCGACGCTTTTTCACTGCGGCTCCAGAATGTCCGGAGCTCAGCTAGTAAGGCGACGAACCTTACAGGGTCGTTACGGAAACCACGAATCACATGGTAAGCGGTCAAAGCCTTCGGGTGGACACGCGAAATCGCGTATTCCAAACCCTTAGGATGTGGCCACCCCAGCCCACCTGCGATAATAGGCAGGTAGACTGGCAATCCAAACTTTAACAGTCTAAGTCTTGTCTCAGAAGTGATCGTATGAGCCATAGAAAGGATTGGCGACCGGAGATCCGGCGTCAAATCCATGGTAGCAGTCTCCAATATGGGTCCTAAACAGGCCCACTCCGAATTCGGTTCTCTACTATTGTAGGAAGCCCGTAAATTCGCGAAAGCGCGTAGGGATCCTACGTGTAGATATTGGATTCTGCCGTCCTTAACCACAGCAATCTTCTCTCCAATGAGGATAAAAGATTCGTTGTCATACGGCTGTACATAATGTTTTCCGGCTGAAGCTTGACCTCCAGTAAGTTCTAACAGAGACTTATAGAGGCGGGCCGTTACCAGAGGACATATCGCAGCAAGATCATCCCCCATGATTGCAGTCAAAGAATTTAGACCGCGACCAAGGGACTTCTTAACCGAAAAAGGGAAAGCTTTTTCTTGATATTCGTACGTTAAGAAGGAAATACAAGACTTGATACGTTCTTCTTCGGCGTCAGTTAAAACTGACGTCTTACGAAGAATTTTCAGCACTTTGTGGTAATAAGGCTTTGTGAGCACTCTGTTCGTAAAAGACCACGCGAGTCGGAACAATACAAGATTGTATATGTTCAGATGAAACCAACTCGGGGCCGTGCCCATGAGATTGCCGCGTGATGAAACAATACACTTCTCCTCTTTTATCAGGAAACACTCCTGAATGAGGTCGAACGTATAGTGCAACCTCTGAGGTCCAGAGAGCGAGCGCCAAGCAGCC